ATTTTATATAAAATAATTTTAGTATATTTGCATAAAGAATTTTAAAGTATGGACAAAGAAACAAAAGACATTATTAAATTAATTGCCAGGATTCAGATTGAATCTCTAAACTCTCTAAAGGATGACGTAAATAACGGTAATAACATTGCCGAGGATTTAATCAAGAAATTCCTTCAGATTGATAACGATGAAATCATCCAGGCATTAGATGAGCACATTCAACTTTATGTTGACATAGAGCAAACACCTCAACTGATAAACATGATAAATGAATATCAGATGCTGGTATGCTCACATATCCTATTTAGGATGGAAGATGAATGGGTACATACCAATTCTCAAGGAGTATTGGGAACCTGGGCAATCTTCCAAAAATCAAACCTTAAGTTTCACCCTGAATTAACCCTTTTAAAATTTTAATGTAGACATGGAAAAGAACGAATACTTAGAATCAGTAGAAATGAACACTGGAGTTGAAATGATTCCCTGCGAATCATCTAACATCGAAGGCTTTGGTTATGACTCAAAGAAAAAACAACTTTGGGTTGCCTTTAAGGGTAACCGAGTCTATCGCTATGATGATGTACCTTATGAAATCTGCAACGGTTTACATCAAGCAGAATCAAAAGGTAAATACCTTGCAAAGAACATTAAAAATAAATTCGAAACTACAGGTTATGAACTCAGAAACTAAATTCATATTGGGCCTGGTAACCTTGGGGGCAGTGATTTACTTTATTGGTGAGAATAAAACTCATCCAGTAGAAGTGAGCACTGCTCCTTCTCATTTTGAAAGTCCCATAACCAAGTTAATCTCTCTTCAAGATAGCATGGGCATTAAACCAAAAAAAGAGAAGAAGCAATGGTATAAATATAGGGTAGAAATAGAAACGATTCCAGAAAATCAAATCTATAAGATTGAGAAATCTGGATACCAGCAATATGAAGTTTCTAGATTGGGTGAAACTTATTCTTATGTAACCTACGAATTTACCTCAGACAAGGTAATGACTACTCAAGAAGCCTATGACTTCGTAAAGAAATATCCTGAAAGATGTACAAGGGTACCCAATACATCACAAGATAACATTTACGATAAATATAACGAAGATTATGAAGATTACATAAATGATCCAGAGGATGAAATTAACTATCCTCCAGAAATCTTCGACTTCCTAGCCGATTAACCCGAGCAAATAGAAAATAATTTGAATAAAATTTTTCTATTTAAAATAAAGTCCTTATATTTGTATCAGAAAAAGAAATTAATCATTTTACTAACATTTTAAATATAGACATTATGAAAAAGAATGAAACAAAGGTTACTAACCTGATTGCAACTAAGGTTGCCGAACAACTTGAAGGAATTAAAAATTCTAAGATTGCTAAGGCTTCTGCTCCTAAGGCCAAAAAGACTAAAAAGGAATTGGTACAAGATGCTCAAGAAGCTGCCACTAATTTTGCCAATGCCAAATTGGTAGAACTCTCTCCTAAAACCAAAACTTCCAAAAAGGAACAGGTTGTCAAGGAAGTTAAGGAACAACAAAAATCATCCATCATCGAACAGGTAATTTCTAATCGGGAAGTTAAATACGTATACCCTGCCGATGTAGTTGATACTCTTGCTCGGAAGAAATGGAGACAACAAACTCGAAACGAACTCCATCGATTGGAACTTGCAATGGCTCGTATCAAGGACCAGAACTCCAAGGAATTCAAGGCTGCTGCTAAAGCATACGAGGACTTTAGAAAGAAAGTCCTCAAACCAGAACAAGTTGCATAAACCTTTATTAACCAGGTGCCCGGGATAATTACCTGGGCATCTCAATTCATACAAAATGGATTACACTATCTTCTCTGATAAAGAGATGCTTAAGCAGGACAAAGAATTGGTAGAATTACATAAACGATGTTGTAAGTCCTATCTAATCCAACATTCACTTAAGCACTCCAAGATTAAGAAGTTCTTTATCGTTTACGATTGGTATATAAATACTGATAACGTAAGGAATTTCTTTTTCAGGCCTATAAACCTTTTCATTCGGGCATTGCTTTTAGGGCAACTTGATGAAATATCCGATTACATTAATCCTAACAAAAATGGAAAACGAAAAAAGAAACGAACCAGAAAAGTATAACGTACTTTACTGCAAAGGCAAATATCGGTATAAATCTAAATATCCCCAAATAGAAACTAAACATAAGGTTATCTATTCAGGGCCAGTAGAACCAATGGCACCCATCTGGGATAATGTATCAGATATATTAAGGAAATCTGATAGAATTTGTACTGAATCTCGAAGAGAATTAAAGAAGTTAGAGGAACGTTCACAGAATAACCTTTACTTCAAGAAAAATGGTATTACCCATATAATCGTATACAAATGTTTAGAGAAATAGTTAAAGACCTATATATAGGCAAATCGAAGTTAACCATAGAATGTAACCAAAAGGAAATACCCCAAACTACTCTGGTTCAGGATGTATTACAGAATACGGGGTTTACTGGTAATATGCCCGACTACGGTACCTATGGTAATTTCAAGGATGGGAAATTTGAGATTACTCCAATGATGCCTAAGCATTGCTTATTTATTACTGGAGTACCCAAAGGGGCAATCCTTGATAATTTCAGAGTTAGAAGAACATATTGGTCCTCTTATTATGAGGATGATGTAAGAGGGTACTTATTTCAAATTACAGATGAAAGTATACCTCGTTTAATAATCACAAACTAAATCTATATGGAAGCAATCGATTACGTAAAATTATTTAAGCTCGACCAAGAGAATTATGACTTTAAAAGGGAAGAGTTTATATCCGAATTAGGTAAAGAATTTCTAGATTATTGCCAAACCACTACAATTGGGATAGATAAAAAGACTGGCAATATATACTACTACCGATTTAGGGAAATAGTTAAGAATTTCGAAACTAAATTCTGGGCAATCTCAGAACTTAAAATAGGAGAACCATTAACCCAGAAATTATGGAATGCCTTTTTCGCTACTCAGGTAGTTCCCCTAAGGCAAAGGTTATTCCCAAAGGTTCAGAAATTAATCGAAGAGCAAAAGGGGATAACCAATAACCGTAGTAAACAAGACAAAAAACCTACGAACCATAAAAAGGCAAACTATGGCAAGGGAAATCACAGACCTGCATGGGAATAAATTTAAGGTAGGGGATTATAAGCTTTGCCTTAATATTCCCATCACTGGGAAAGGTAATTTAGTATTCACCAGGGACCTAATCTCTGGTGAACCTTTTAATTTATCAGTAAGTAAGAAAAAATATAAGGGATATTTCTATAACCTATCTTTGAATCTGTATGTAAGGTTCGATTTAGAGTATATGGGTTATGATGAAAGTTCCGATATCAGAAAATCTCATTTGTATGTCAGAAAAGGAAAATAAAATGGTAAGATTCCCAAGACCTATGGGGACTACTGCAATGGCATTAGAATATCAGAAGAACCCAAATGATGAACTTCTGATAAAGATACATAATTATATCATCAATCAATGGCTAATGGGAAATGGTGTATTATGTGGTATCACATACGACATAAATACATTCTCATATCGTATGGGTATAGATATCAATTACATACGTGTATTTATGAGAGATAGGCTATTAAGCTCTAGAATATGGGATAAAGAAAAGGCAGAAGATTTACTACAAGCATTAATGGGAGAACAACTAGCATGGGCTTTGGAAGACCGTATGGAAATAGCCCATCAGGTTAATATCCTAAGAGAATCTCAGGGAGGGAAATACGTACCGTTTATATCTGCCGAGCTGGGAAAGGCCCTTAAATTAAAGCTTGAATCCTCTACATCTCTGCAATCAATAGTACGTAATCTTACTGGAGGAAGTACTACAAATATCTTTGCCCAATTTAATCAACAGAACAACGTAACACAGCAAAATGCAATCACTGTTGAAGAGGCACGTCAAATCGTATTGGAATCACAAAGGGTATTAGATAAACCAGAAGAGGCTAAACTATTGGAGGATAGGTATGACATTAAGTCTCTACCTGAAGTAGTTGCTACTAAACAAGAAGGAGTAGATACAAGTAAAGAGGGTCTTAACCTTAATAAAGCAGAGTTAATGCAAATTACTGATGATTATAAGGGAGCTATGTCTTCATTCTCTAAAGAACATCATGAACTACGTAGAGAAATCGAAATGCGTATAGACCCAGACGAAGAAGACCCAGAGTTATACCAATATGAAGACTTTGAGGAAGAAGAGAAAGAGGACGGCTCATTTGCATCTCAATTCCTCCGAAATAGTAAGCTTCCATAGTTATATCCGGATATTGCATATTTAAAAAGAAAGAATTATATTTGCATATCAATTTTAAAATAGACAAAAATATGGAACTACCAAAGACATCTTACAAAGAGACTCGGGTTAACAAGGTTAATCAGGGTACATACTTTAAATTAAAACCAACTGATACTGCTCCAGTATGGGTAAGAGACCATTATGATAAATCATCTAAGACTTATGCTTGCCATAAGTATGATGACTCAAATCACGAAAAATTTCTCAAGGGAACAAGGAAAATATACATTGACTTTACATTTTAATCACATGAACTTATTTAGACGAAAGAGATGCTGTAGTGAACTCATTGCTATTAAAAATGGCAACTTAGTATTCAAATTGAGTAATACTCATATCAATGCTGCTTATAATACTTTACAGGCAATAATGAGGAAATCGGGTATATTCGATGAGAATCTATATTTCGATGTCTATCAGGAATATAGAAGACATTATGCTATATACGACGTAGTACCATCGTTGCTAAGGTATAAGCTACCCTTGATATTTTCAGGTAGATACCCAAAGAAACTATTCGATAATCAGTTTACCTTTGAGGAATTGATACCTAATGCTTTGGTATATCATAACTTACCCGAAAATTTCAGATTACCCGAAAGCTTAGAGAAAATCCTTTTAGAAGTCAAGAAAAGGGTATCTGCTTATATAGACCAAGAAGATATATCAGACCAGGGTTATAGGGATTTGGTTCGAATGAATTTCGTAAAACAATGGGATGTATTTAGAAAGGACCCATCTCTTATAGATTGCTATATGGATGCTCAATTGGGCATGCTATATATGTGGGCTAGAGTAGAAAATAAAACAATCGTAAAGAATATAATCGAAAGAACTCAAGATGAACTAGCTCAAGAGTTCTTATCTAAAAATGACGAATATGGAAAATAAAGAAAAGTTTGCCTTCAGAAATGTAAACATGTCTCAAGGTGTAGAGGTAGAATTTATTAAATTGCTTACCTCATTAGAGACTAAAAGTGATGAAGATATTATTAAAGCTTTTAAAGCTCAATTATCCTCTGGAGTATTAACTTGCCATGCAGAAATGTTATCTAGAACACCAAGCCAGATAATATTTCAAACATCTCAATTCAGTAAACCCTATAACTTTTACAAAAACTGGGAACTATGGGTATTCTCTAATATCCTGGGTGTATGGACTCTAAATAGGTTTAGGATATGATTACAATGAAAAACCTCCAAGTAGAGGATATAAAAGATGAATGGTTATATAATGCCTTAACACAGGGCATCAAGGAATGTATAACTGCTCCAGTCCTAACTTTGGACCCAACAAAACCAGAACCCATTAAGAGGGCAGAGATGATACTGGACAATTTCTCTCAGGAGGGTTCTCCAGTAGTAGCTACGGTAATTGCTCCAGGCAATTTCATACAAATGATATTACCGAAACATGAGATACTTCTATCGGTAATGTTTATCTATAAAGAGAGAAATACCTATGTACAACTCATAATACAAAAACTTGCTTATGAACGAGAAAAGACTACCACCAAGACTAATGGTTCTGCTAGTGGTACTGAAGGGTGAAAAGGTATATGGTTAAGTACCTATTAGGTCAGAGATAGAATTAGACCATCTAAAGGATTTCAATACATTGAGGAGAATCCTTACACCTTTAGTACAACTATACCATGGGGTAGGTTTTGATACTAGACTTACTTACGATGAATTCAGTATCTTCATTAATGACCTACAACATTTGGGATATGAACGGTTAGATGAATATTCCTCGGGTATACAAGAATTAGTAGAAGCAAAACCCATTACTGAGAATGACCAAGATGTTGAGAAAATACGAAAAGGGTTACTTATCTCTCTTAAATCTCAGGAGTTATCAGAGGTATTAGCTACTAAACTAAAGCAAGCCATACATGAAGTATTTGAAAACGAAAAGAAGAAAGGTGGACTAATGAACAAGGAACCCTCTTTAGAACCTATGGAGAGTTCAATTATAAGAGAGGCTCTATATTTGCTAACTCCCCAATTACCTTAATAATTGAAAGGCAGTCTAATCCACTGCCTTTCATAGCGTGTACACATCCTCAGCCTCCTTAAAAATAAAATAGATATATTTTTCTATAAAAATAAAAATGCTTATATTTGCATATCATTTTAAAAATAGACAAAAATATGAAAACGAACTCAGTAACTTACAATCAAGCAGACGAACTAACTAAGGTAGTTCGCAATTTCTTAGAAAAGAAATCTACATTTGAACTTGACTCTGATGAACAGGGTAATCTTCTTAATTTCCTAATGGGACTCTTAATCAAACTAGAGGATGATTACAAACTCAATTGCTTGGACATTAATCAGGTACAAATCTATGATACTACCTATTATTCTTTCATTTTCGAATCAATCATAACTGCCGATACTAATCCCTATAAGGGGCAATTAGCATCTGCTGCAGTTCAATTCATGAATGAATTTACCGATAACGATGGGAGGTTCATATCATTCAATCAACTCGATAGAAACAACTGGATTTTCCAACTTAATTTCTCAATCGCATGACAAAGTATAACGTTAGTCCATTAGTTGCCCGGGAGATAGAATTCTCCACGGGCACTGTCTTTGGTGGTAGCTGGTGCAGATACTTTATTTCAATTACCCTACACCAATGCTATATAGAAGCAACATGGAAGACCCGTCCTAAAAATGATTTAGACGGGCACAAAAAAATCTTTAACTCTTTACAGGAGTATCTAGATTGGTTTGCTAATCTTAAGAAAACTTACGGGAGGAGAATATCCCGTAAACAAATGGTATATGCTGCATACGATGAAACAACTCGTACCTTTAGTTACAAACCCTACGAGAATTGGGCTACCAGACGTTCTAAGGAGAAATTAAATAAGCCCAAGGAACCATTATTGGCCGATGAATTATACTAATCCCTAACCAGTTAATATATCCTCAGGGAGTTCAGAAACACTAACATCTGGGCTCCCTTAATTATTGCATATTTAAAATATTATTTCTATATTTGCATAGAGAAAAATAAATATAATTATTAACCGACCTCGAACGGGGTCACAAAACTTATTTCTTATGACAACTATTAACGAAATCTCAAATCACATTATGGGTTACTTTGATGGAACTCTTGATGCTTTTGGTTACATTGCTCAATCAGTTAACGAAATCTCAAATCCGGATGAATCATATATGGGAACTCTTAATCTCCAATTCCGGGATTATCCCATAGACGATGAACAAGATGAGGACATGATATCCCAATATACCAATATCTACAATGCTATCGAAAAATGGGAATCAGACCACAGGGAAACAGAAATCTTCCAACAACTTGCAGTATCAGAATTATTTAACCAACTAAATAAATAATCACTATGGTAAACTTATATAAATTACTCAACGTACTGAAACAGGGCATGTCTCTGTTCCAACTTAATAAATGGAAAACCGAAGGCATCTGGTATCCAATCACCCAATACAAAAAGGAATCAGATGAAATACAGGTAGTAACTAACCTATTTATTGCTGACCAGGAACAGTACCATATCCAACTATTTGGGAATTATCCAGAAGAATCTGAAGACTGGAACAAGTTTCTAGAGGAAAACCAATGGAAAATCTATCCCTTACTTGCAAATATAATGCAAGTCTTCTTGCCCACAGGGAACTACCAATTATTCTATACTCAATATCCACAGGGATTCATATCCATAATCGCTAAGCCCCATGATAAGTAAAGAACTCAAATCACAATTAAGTATTCTTAAGGAAACTAACCCAGAATATATTCAAACCCTAAAGGATGCCGTAACGGCATCCTATAAGGCAGAACTTCAGGCAATCAAACCCAGTTCTACCGAAGAAGAGGAACAACTCAATATCGAACTCAAGGACATAGTATTAAAAATACTATTTGGGCCTTTCTATAACTATTTCATATCAGAATACGTAGTATCAGATACTATATGGGAAGAACAAGATAAATTAATCGAGGACTTATATTATTACTTCAAATCATGACACCGTATATTCAACAACAACTTAAAAAGCTATGCGATAATCCAAATTGGTATAACGATATGCTCATCTCATGGGCTAAAAACCCAAGAAATCAAAGGGAAGCTATTTATAACTACCTTTCTCATGTACAACTAAATGGGTTACTAGAAAACACTCGGATAGTTTTTACATTCATAGATGGCGGCGACATGAAACCAAAACCAGCTTTCTATTTCGAAATTCCCAGAGATACCAATCGATATCTTATACTGGGAATCCTCGATGAAGCAGGTTATCCTCATTGCCGCCTATTAGGCCAACCAAAACAAATGTTTAACCCTCAACTCAATTAACATCATGAAACTTACAGTAAACAACTACCCCATCGGATGGGAATGGCTAGACAGAGTACCTCTAGAGGACTTTAACTGGCTAATCGATATATTTGCTACCATGACCGATAATACAGATACTTATAACTTTGCTACCTTTGATAGGAAAACAACTAATGGAGAACCTCTATTCCTGCTAATCGAAATCGAAAGGAAAGGCTTAGCTAACTTCCTAAACGAAGACCAAGGCTATGAAACAGGTATATCAATGTACGGTCACTACATAGCATGTAAATGCTTAGACATATCCTCAGAAAGGGAATACATGAATCAGTATACCGATATCCGAATACTAACCAATGAGATAAAGCCATGCTAACAAAAGGAAAATTCCTGGTATCTTTCGAGGTACCAGGTCACACTAAAGAATACACAGAGGGATTCACAGAGGAAATGGTAATCCCATACAGAACTGAGGAACTTAACCCATACCTAAGGTACCCCAACCAAGAGATAAACAACAACCACCTCCACTCCGAACACATCAGATTACAAATAAGAGAAATGTTACAAATCCCACTAAGAGATATAACCATAATCGATATAATATCACTACCATGAACATCATCTATCACATAATCCGAATAATCCTATCCGTAGGAACTATCCTAACCCTCATACGCAATGAGAAAATATACCAAGCCCACAAGTACACCCACCCAACAAACAAAATAAGATACCTCTTATCACAAATCCTAACCCTAATCCTATATACCTTATCACTAATATCACTATCCCACCTTTATAGGTACTTAACCATATACCTATAACCCATACCCTCCTCCCCCAACACAAAAATATAAAAGAAAACCTTAATAGCGCTAACTAAGTTACCATCCTAACTAAGGTACATATAATAAAATACCTAATACACATATACCCCTTATTATACTACATACATAATCAATATATCCTAATACATATATCAAGGTACCTCGCCGGGGGTTTTGGGGATTTAGGCAAACAAGGCAAGTGATAACCCCTCTACTATACAAAGCTACTCAACTCACTATATAGCCACTATACCATATAGCTCTACTACACACTTTAAAGGCAAACTCAAAAAGGCCTAAAAAGGCAAATAAATCCGACCATTAATGACCCCTAAATCCGATTGCCTTGAGTACCCTTTATATGTATTATATTATAGATTGCATTCAAGGTAATTCGAAGGTAGGGGATTATATAATACAGGTATGTTATGTAGCTTCTATGTATGTAGGTAGTATAGCTTTAGTACACAGTCCATTAATGGCCATCACAATTTACCCTGATTACCTTCACCAAGTTATTATATTAGGTATTATATAATAAGTATTGGGTTGGGGATTAGGTAAATTATTTGTTAGGTTTTATGGCTAAATGGTTTATAGGATTTAAGGCCTTCATGGGGCATATTTAGGTAATATTCCTAGTAAGTATGTAATTTATTTGCTTAGTATTTATATTAGCATTATTTGTAAAGCTCTAGGACAATTTTGTGATTTAGGTACCCCTAAATTACCGAGAGCCATTAGGTATTATATAATATTAGTTATAGGTAGGGAAGGTAAAGGGCAATCTCCATTAATGGCCTCTGGGGATTTTAGAGGGGTAAAGGCAAATTAACCTTCAAGGCTATTAAGGACCTCACAAGGCAATTGAGGTTATTGCATAATTAAAATAAAGTCTTTATATTTGCATATCAAAATTAAAAAAAAATACTAATCAATAAAATTTAAAAATTATGGATACATTAAAATCTACCTCAATCCTTGCTTTAATCATTGCACGAAACCCTTATCACATTATCTCTATTCAAGGCTCCATGCCTATGTCACATGCTCAGAATACATATGAATTCGAAATTGCCGAGGATGACCCCAACTATAAGGAAATATCCGATTCTTCACTCGAAATGCTCTGGGTATATACTTATTCCGATAAGAAATCCCTAGAACTCGACCTAATGGAAATCCTAAATCAAATGGACTTGCTCAGAGGCGGCGATGACCAATATTTCGATTATAACGTAGATGAACTGGACATGGTACTCTACGGTGCAACCCTTATCCTTGAACAGGAAAAATACAAACCATTAATCCTGGCTCAATTACAACATTATCAGGATTGCTTCGACGAGGAAGAACATGCAGAACTAATTGATTATTACATTGACTTGCTCGAAGAACCAGAAACTCTTTACGAGAATGCCGAACAAAATATCAACCTTTTAAAATCCCTAATCAAATGAGAACCTAAATTGCAGAAGCCTAATCGCTAACTTAGGTACACCTAAGCCCAGGCCTAACTAAGGTTCTGGGTTTTTACTTACGCTAACTTAGTAAGCCCTTATAGGCTATCCTAATCTCTATAGGCTTACCATAGTCCCTATATGGCCTTATTGAATTAGGACCTAATAGGTTTATAGAGGGCAATAATAGGGATATAGCTAATCGGCCTTAATTCTTTATCACCTTAGTCGATTAATGGCCTTCAATATACAGGTATATAATACACTCTCAAGAGGACAAGCATAAGCTATATAGGATTATCCATATACATATCATATATGCCCACTACAAGGCGTGCGAAGATTTCCCTTGTGAACCTCCAAAATTAAGTGCAAATATTAAGTCCTTTTTAGGGTGCAATAAATTTTTGAATTTATAGATTTTTCACAAAAATAATTTTGAAAATAAAAATATTCATTTTCTCAAAAAATTTTCTTGAAAATGTTTGTAGATTAAAATAAAGTCCGTATCTTTGCAATGTGAGAAAAACAAAAGATATTTGAAAGATTTTATTTAAA